TTACACTCTATCTTCGGCAGGTTTCTGAATCCTTCCCTTAGTAATACCAATAGCCAAATAGACCGCTTTTATAGTAACTACGTAGAGAAGCATGTCGAAACAAATATTCATACCAGAAAGGTGCTTGTTAAGATCCCGATATCCCTCACCAAGGAAAGATATATAGAGCTGAGTCACTCCAAAAAATGAAATAACAAACAAAGAGCCAGCAATTTTTCTTTTCCTGAATGCAATGCTCGCCAATAGCATCAGGACAAGCGCTGGAAATCTGATCCTATCGAAAAGAGCATCTTTAAATTCAGTTAGTTTCCCGAAAATGTTATTCTGATTTACTATGAGTTTATAGTTGTAATCCATATGAAAATAATCCTCCCCCATGAAAGGCTTTACGCTTTCAGAAAAAGGCAACATAATAAAATCAACAGGGTTTTTAATATAGTATAAAATAGCGTCAGAGAATTTTGACTTTTCTGCATCTTTAATGCAATTATCTTTAATGTCGGTGCTTACAATTCCTTTATTCTCATCAAACCGGTTGCCCCATGCATCCACGCCGATGCAGAAATCATCAACACCATCAGGCTTTTCTTTTTGTGAAATGGAATTATAAAGATAAGCGCCGTAATATGTCGAGTGATAGGAATTAAGGTTTGTTGTGCCACGAGTCAGTAAAATAGCCACAATCCCAAACGACAGAGCAAGCAGCATCAAGCTAATTTTGAGCTTGAGGTTTTGCCTGCTGTATACAATGAAGAAAGCAATCATTATCAACGGTATATAGAAAAATTGACTCTTGAGCGTGGCGATTGCAGCGGTGAAGAAGAAGCACGAATAGATGCCTGTTTTTGTGTCATATAGAAGTGTGGTAATTAGCGCAGGAACAAGGATTAGAAGTAACTGTTCCTGATACAGAGAAGATGCTAGCGCCATGTTAGACGATGCTAAGAAGGGAAATGAAGCAATAATGAATAGCATTTGTTTTTTGTAATTTGCTTCGAACTTCCCTGAAAGGGACAATAACAATATATAAAGCGAAGTTAGAATTAACACTTTCATTAATACAGTATAAATAGTAATGCTAAACTCGTCACTAAAAATTGATGTCACCAGGGCGTATATATAAAGTAAAAAATTATGAGAACTTATGTAAGAAAAATGCAAAGGACTAAGAAAATCATCTCTCATTGTAAAGTGAGAAACATAACTCTCTACGTGTATATTTAAATCAAAGGATGATGAGAATGGCAGTATGGATCGAGAGTAATCACCCTGATTGAGCATGAAAATACCACTAGAAAATGCACAAACAAGGATGATGTAACCAATAATCATAAAGTTATTTTTAATAAAAGCGGTCATTTTGATTGCGTTTAAAAGTTTGTTATATGGCAGTATCTTACCCTGTTTTATGTCACCACGTCATCTTCGTTATCATGGGCAGTTGCTTCAGTTTCAGTTTATAGCCACGAAAGAGAAGCAACCTTACATTAAAGCCAGGTGCAATAAACACGCATGAACGTGATTGAAGTTTAACTACGCGGAAGGCTTACCGTTAGTCCTTCCAGATATACCTCTGCTATTGATGTGGCGCTGGCTGTGAGGATCTGGATTACCGTGCCCGAGAGATAGCAACGTGTAGCCGCATAGGTTCCGTCTCTGAGCTTAATACCGACCTCAACAATGCAACTAGCAGGAAAAGAGAACGGTAAAGTACCAAGTACAGGGCTTGCCGCACTCGTTACACCAGTCGTCACTATTGAACCGTGGAATACGGCGTAATTACCATCCCTTGTTTCCACTCTTGGCGTAACAGCACCCCACGCCGCGCCACTTAATACGGCAATGTTACCGTCATTCTGGTAATTAACGTTGCCAGTGAGCGCTCCCGGGTTAACCTTTCCGCGTTCAATCTGAACCGCCATGTTTCTGTACGGGTTTCGAACGTTGACATTCCCCAGACGTGAGGCTGTCACGGCGCCCATGAAACCGGCAAGCGCACCAGTAATCGCAGTGTTAGAAATTACCAGCATCACATCATCGACCAGACCGTTATTTGACGAGCCTGAAATAGTGAATGCGCTGGCATTGGCTGGGTTTATAGCAATGACCCCTTTAATGATAAAATCTGAGGGGTTTCCAGTTACAAGTATCGCGCTGTTAGCTGTTGATTCAGAAATAATGTCACTAACGATAATGGAGTTGGTTTGTAAAGGCCCAGTTCCTCCTCCAGCGATCTCAACGGCAGATTTACCATTAACAGACCTCACGTTTGAAGCAATTACTTTCGACGCCAGTTCTGTACTCGACTGAATGAACAGGGCAGTACAACCAGTGTTGGATGAGCCGTTAATTACATTAACACCATCAATAACAAGGTTTGCAGCCGCTCCATTTCCAACACTTCCCGCAGGCGATCCCTGGTCTCCTTTTATAAATAGCCCTGATGTGCGTACATTTCTGGACGTAACATTGCTCACAAATCCACTACGGGATTTGACCACCACGCTGTATTGAGCATCATTGCCTTCAACATCACCGATATAAACATCATTAAAACCCTGGTACAGTTGAGCATGAGAAGCCCCTGCTTCTCCGGTTCCGATGCCAATCACGTCCTTAACGTATAATTTTCCTGATGAAGCGCTACCAACACCTGAATTTAAAACTATTCCATCAGTGACAGCGATATGCCCAATATCTCTTAAATATGCGTTTGTAACTGAATGGTCCAGCATTCCAATGATGATACTACCACCTGTCAATGCGCCGCCTGAATAATTTGGGCGCTTATCACCCATTAGCGCAAGGGTATCACCATTGTACTTAAATCCTGTTAGGTTATATTTCTTAATACCAAATCGGGCATAACCAAGAGCAGATATCATTGCCGAAACAGCGGCGCTGTCATTTGTAATGCCATCCCCAACAGCCCCAAAATCCTCGACATAAAAAATATCGTTATTAACGTCGTGCTGAGTTCTTCCCACAGTACCGGATGCTGTTTTTTTTACGGCAATTAAAAAATCACCCTTTCCATTTTCGGCTGAAATTAGCTCACCGCGTAAAGATGCATCTCCAACCCCAACCCACTTTCCTTCTCCAATACCTCCTGCTGTTTCCGGTGTAGATCCTGGTGGAACTATTTTAGGTGATGACCAGTCTCCGTCCCACCGATAGAATTCTCCATTATTCTCCCACTGGAGAACAGTGTTAGGAGTGTCGAGGGTGGCGCCAATTTCAAAAGACTTCTTTGTGATGTAGCCATATTTTAACATTGCCTGATTAGCATCGTAATTTATGCCTTTAATTGTGCGATGTTTATTTCCAAATCTGTCTGCGTACTCATACGCTTGCGATGTAACGAATTCGTCGATTTTTGCGCCACCAAATATATGATCGCGGATATCTGTACTGGGAACAGGATTTTTAGTGGGGGCAGGAAGTGGAATATTGCTATATGTATTGGCCATAATCATCTCGCATGTGCATAAGCATGCCTCGGGATATACCCGAAGCATGAAAGGTTTAATCAGGAGTTAATCGTTCAGATATATTTCGTCTGAATACTCAGTTAATGAAAGCGTCTGTGTATCGTCGCCGTTAGGTTTTGATGTTTCGACACGCCACAGCGTTGAATTAAGGTCGCTGCTGTTAGCCAGAAAATATCTGGATGGTGACTGGACAGTACGACCATCATAAATATTAAGGTCGAAAGCCTCTGCTACAGCACTAAATGCCGAAGGGTTGCCCTCGACCGGATATGCCCGATACCTGCCGTGGTAATTACCAAGGCTGTCAGTCATTACCACCCACATGTCACCGGAAAATGTTAGCCGTTCTGACGTCTGGAATACGTCGCCAGCGCGCCCCCTGAGGTAACCGGTCTGCTGATCGTTGTCGTACATATCCGGGCATTGCACAACCGCACCGCGCACAACCTGAGTGGTCTCGAATACCTTAACAGTCATGCTGGTACGCGAGTTAATCAGCCTGTTAGCCTCAAGATATGCACGATTCCGGGCCTGGAATTCATTACGGCAGCCGGAAAGGCTAATCGTCATTGCATTAGGCGTTGCGCCGGTTACCTCTGAAACCCCCGCAGAACTAACCGCCAGCCAGATGTACTCTTTGTCATTGGTCTGCGGGTTTGTGTAATCCAGAGTAATGCCGTCGTAACCGTTAGGGAGACTCATTGAGTACCCCATTTTAAACTCGTCCCAGAACATGTTGCTCCGGCCAAACACAGCCGCCGGGTATGGCGCTTTCTCATCGCGCCAGAAGGTCAGCAGATCACCTATCCAGTTGATATCCACACGGGCGGCGTTACAGATAGTCTGGATTCGCTCACCTAGCGACTGCTTGGCATCGGAAAAAGTGAAATCAAAATATCCGAGTTGCGCATCGGGAAGCGAACCAGCGATAGCATAAAGCGTGTGCAGGTCCAGCCGCGAAGGGTCCTGCCTGGCGACGATCACCCACTCATGCAGCACAGCGTCAGCGAAAGAGCGTGTCGGCCTGAGCGTGTAATCAATACCGGTTGCCGGGCCCCAGGATATGGTGTTGCGCTGCGCCAGCATGTTATATTTCTGCTCCCGGTTGGCATTTGACTCATTGCTGCCACGTAGCGTTACGGTCACGATCGTGTCGTCAGGATAGACAACGTTGTAGCGGACGTTTACGGCGTGAATTGCCATCAGCGTTACGACGTTTCCGTCGTTGCTGTCGTCCAGACGCTCTATCGTCACTGCGTATATTCCAGACCCGGCGTGAGGAGTGAATTTGTGCGTCGTTCTGAAGTATCTGGCGGTTACGTCATAGTCGTTATCAAAAAAATAATCGTACTGCTCAAGGCTTCCGGGCACCTGGTTGCTGTTGGCGTCCAGTTTCCAGAACTTAATGCGATATGTGGCCGTGCCCGAAGTTGCCCCAAGTTGAACCATAACGTGCACCCAGAGTTGCGATGACTCTATCGGCGACACGGACGGGCCAATGACCAGGGGAGTGCTGTCGGTCATGGTGATCAGGTTCTGGTTAACGACATCACCAGGGCCAAGTGATGCAGCATCTCCGCCAATGTTTCCTATTATAAACGTGGTGAACACATCGCCATTAGCGTCAAACTCATCGTAGGAGTTAACAATGTCTCCTGTGCCGGTAACATTTTGCGGCGCGCCAGACTTCGTCGCGTTAATAACGAAGTTAACAGGGTGTGGCAATCCCAAATCTGCAAAGAACGAGAAGTTATCGACATTCGCACCAACTTTTACCGTTAGCAATCCGCCTGACAGTGAAACTAATTCCGGCGATGTTGTGGTGGCTGTTTGCGCGGGGTAGTCATCTGACTCGTTCAGGCCAGGCACCTCTTCGCTATCGACGTCGTCAAACTGATATCCGACATCAATAGTGCCGATCATCTCTCCTGGCTGGTAAATCCGGTAGCTTGCTCCGGATAAGGCCCCCAGATTCGACTTTGAATATCGCACGGATGAAATGGAGTATTTCCCGTAACCGACCTCAAACCACTCAGTAATAAATTTGTTATCGTCGCGATACTCATAAAGGGCCTCCTGAATCAGGTCAGGATAAGCGCGAACCTGCCCGTAAATATTAGGTCGGCCCTTATATAGTCTGGCGATATTCGTCTGCCCGGTCAGATCGTTATTTGGAGATTCACCGGTCGCAATAGATGGCGTTTTTTTAACGTCACCCATAAACGTTTTCTGCAACGCACCAAGCGCTTTTTTAGTCAGACGAATCGGGTTCAATGCTTCCCATGGGGCTGTCAACTTAACGAGATCCTTAATCCCGCCCATATCCATGGGCTGGTCAAACACGGACAGGTAATCGCCAGGCCTGAATCGGTAGCCAAGGTCGAAATCATCATCAAGAACCCTGCCGTTGAGCTTCAACTGAAGGTTATTGTGCAACTTCTGGGTATCCAGCCAGTCAACCATGCGCTGGCCGGGTTGTAATCGCCCGCGCTGCTTTGGTGCGCCGGGAAGCCGCTGTATTTCAAACGTTGCCATACTGAAGAAACTCCGTCCTGGTGAATGCTCGCTCTAAAACCGGCAATGGGTCGATCCGCACACTGCCGCCCTCACCCTTTGAATGCAGGAGCTGATTGCCGTCGATAACCATGCCGACGTGATCAGGCACTCCCCCGCGATAAAACACGCCAATATGCCCATCTTTCCGCGCGCCAGGATGCCAGAAAACCCGGTCGCCTTCGTAGCAGGTGATGAAATTCTTGCCGGCTTCGTAATCCGGTGTCTGGTGAACCTCCACGCTCAGGACGTGGCGGTAATAGAGAACGACAAGGCCCCAGCAATCCACTGCCTCAAAACTACAGGCGCGATCAGCCCATGGCAGGCCATTAACCTTCCGGATAAATTCGTCTTTAGTCATCAGAGATTACTCAGGCCGGGATACTCGTTGACGGTGTAAATGATGGGGTTAGCCACACTGAGCGGGTTAGTCATACCCACGGTCAGGGTGACGTTCTCCGCGCCCGCTGAAACATCACGAACATACAGCTGATAGGTTTTTAACGGAGCGGGATCCCCGATGTTTTCCCAGATATCGTACCGGAACAGGATTGGCTCCATTCGCGACGCCCCTCGCCAGCCTTTCAGGCGCTGCTTGATATCCTGCGACAAGGCTGCAAAGGTGATAGTGGCGCTTAGCGTCGTGGTTCCGTCCTGCGCGGGCTCGGTGAAGTCGAACCGGGTCGGCTGATACAGTTCGCCGCCGAAAATGGCTGGCTGAAACAGATTGTTGACCAGTCGCTCAACTCCGAAAGAAGAGTGACTGAAAACTACTGTCTGTTTCAGGTCTGACGCTGGTCGGCGCTCTTTCCATTCCCTAAGGGTTGGCATCTGGCAAAATCTCCGTCACAAGTAAGTCGTACCAGTACCCGGCATCCGGCGGCGCGTTAATGATCCACTCGTCGTAAGTTTCAGTGATGTCTGCAATCCCGTTACAGATGATGTTGGCTGTCCAGGTAACGGTCTGGCCGTTCTTGCTGGTCTGCACCGGCATCGTAATGAAATGGACTTCCTGAACCTGCACTCCCTGGTTATCGCCAAGGTCTATCGGGATATCAAACCACGCCTGTCCCCTGTTGCCGTAATCAGGGTGCCGCAACCATGATTTAAACCGCTCGGCCTGCTGGAGTGTAAAAATCCACGTCAGTGACCAGGTCGTTTTCAGGTCAGTGGTGATCGGCGTGAACACCGCTGGACCAACCGCCGGGTTGCTTTGCCGGAAGCTGGTATCCTGTGTCATGTTCATGTTGGCACGCTGCGGGAGCGGCAGGTAAGGCGGGTATTTAACGTCTGCCATCAATAATCTCCGTTAGCGTTGCGGCTGAGCCCGAAAGTAGACTGCATGGCTGAGGACATTGGGCCGCCTCTGTCCATATCCTGAATAAAAATATCGACATACTGCATGCCACCCTCATCCCGGCTGTTGGTCTGGACATTAGCGGTGGTATAGTTATTGATGTTCACAACAACGCCACCGTTCCCGCCGCCACCAGTAATCTCTTTGTTACTGAGCATGGTCCCATTATCGCCAGACACCATGTATTGGCTGCCATTATTGGCGCGGAAGATTTCAGGCTTATCGCCCTCACCTACCTGATACATGCCACCGGCTTGAATTGGGCCACCATTTTTGCGCTTACCAGATAACCCCTTTCCTACCGCAAGCGCGGCCACCAGAGCGCCGAGGCCAATAGCCGCAGCGCCGCCAAACGAACCGATAGAGGCTACCAGTGCCGCCGGGGTCCATGCTGCCGTAGTGGTAGCTGCTGATGCTGTACTTGCGGCGGTGGTTGTCGCCAGAGAGCCAACTTGCGCTGCCGTTGTGGTAGCTATAGCGGCGTTCTGGGCGGTGGCTCCCATGATTGCGGACTTGGCTTGTTGAACACCCATCTGCACGAAAGTGTTAATTACTTCGTTCAGAACAGTGTTACCAACCGACCGCAACGCTTCTGAAGCGCTCATACTTCCTGTAATAATCCCTGTCAGTGCGTTGCTGGCGCTGTTGGCCAGGCCATCAAAAGCTGCTGCGGTCGCTTCGTTAGCCACACTCTGGCTGCGGTATATTTCCCACTGTGCTGCCACGCGTTGCTGTTCATACTGCGTATTGGCTGCATTGCGTAATGCGATCGCCTGCTGCTCAGTGATAGTTTTGTCTGCTTCAAACTGCTGAATGAGAGCCAGTTTTCGAGCGTTTTCGTTAGCCAGTTGCTGGATTGGGTCAACCGAACCTGCCGCATCCAACTGCGGAGTAACTGCCTGTTCAGCTCGTATCTTTGCCAGGTTTGATTGATGCTGCGCTTCGAGTCGTTCAATAGTTTCGTTGTACTGCTCCTGGCTAATTTTCTTAGCCGATAAAGCAGTATCCAGATCGCGCACATCTTCCTGATAACTTGCATTCTCCCGCGCTTCTGGGAGTAGCTTCTCAGCCGCCGCCTGAGCTTTAATGGCGTTTGCTGTATCCCACTTCTTCGCAGCGTATTCACCAGCCTGCTTTATCATTTCAGGACTGGCGCTTTTGCTGAGGGAGTTTTCTGCGTTGAGGATGGCCTGCGCCCGACTTAACTGCTCCGTTGATTCAGCGCTAAGACCTGCGGCTTCTTTCAGCTTTTGAAGCTTCTGAGCGTCTGATTCTGCGGCAGTGGCAGATCGCTTGCTCTGCTGCTCTGCCTGTTGCTGCTCTTTCCTTCGCTTAGCAATGGCCTGTTCTGCGTCGAACTCAACGCCAGCGCGCTCACGAGCAAGGTTGATATCCGCATCAGTACCGCCAAGAGCTCTGAGTTCCTGCTCGGCCTTTAATTGGGCGCGCTTCTTGTCGTTGAACTCGCTTTGTAGCTCAATTTGTTCAAGTTGCTTATCGAGGTATTCCTGGATGTTTTTCGGGCGCTCGACTTTAAGGCTGGATGAGTTGAAATTTTGCTTAGCCTTCGCAGCGAAATTCGTCATCTCCCCAAGCTGCTTCATCATCCCTGCAGCAATACCAGCCTCTTGTCCGTCTCGGCGTAAAAGATCAATGCCCTGCCGGAACTCACCGCTAAGCATTGCCCTTCCAATATTGATAGCGCTTAACGTCTGGCTGTATCTGCGGCTCGCCTCGTCAAGATTTCCTGTAGCTATCGCCAGCCGATCTTGTGCCCCACCAAGCGCATCAGCAGCCTGCCTACCCCTTGTGGTAGATGTGCCATATTTTTCGATTTCCTTTTGATGGAATTGCACCGAAGCGGTCGCTTTATCGAAAGCTTTTTGTGCCTCAGAAACTGCATCGCTTAGCTCTGGCAAGTTACCGCTCAATTTCCCCAGCGTAGCCGCCAGTTCAACATGCGACATGCTCTGGAATTTAGCACCAAGTTCATTGACGCTGTCGGCTAGCCTGTTGGCATCATCCCGAGCCTCTTTTGCTTTCTGTGAGAAATAGAAAATGGCAGTCGCTGCGATGGTCGCAAACCCTACAGGGCCGCCAATAAGACCAAGTGCCCTTGCCCCAAGACTTCGAATTGATATGGCAGAACGATTGGCCGCCGCGGCCGCCGCGTCCTGCGCGATTGTGTTGGCCGCCAGAGCTCGATTGTAGTTATCCGTTAATGTTGCCGCTTCGATACGGGCCGCTGAAAGCCGCGCTTCCGCTGCCGCAAGGTTGGCAGCATCAAAGGCGGTTGCCTTCATCATCTGCGCAAGACGGACTTCATCTAGGGCACGCTCTTTTGCGATTGCTGAAGCCCGTAAATCCGCATTTGCTTTGTTCGCTGCGGCCTGAGCTGCTTGGGTATCAGCAATTGCTTCGTCCCTGCTGGCAATGGCTTTCTTAACTTTCTCTGCTGTGGCCAATGCCAGCGCGCCAGCATACCGCCCCCCCATCAGAACAGCAGCTGCTGCAAGAATCGCACTCAATCCCTCAATATTTTCACTGACCGATACTATCGAGCTGTTGAAAGTATTAACGAATGATTTGACTGTTGTATTTTCGCCAAAGAACTTGGTGATGTTGTTACCGGCAGTCTGCATTGCCTGGCTGATTGTGGTGACCGTATTCGCAAACTCTTTGCCGATCTCATCGCCCTGAGAGAGTAAACCGTTGACCACGACATCGGTGGTCAGCTTACCCTCAGCGGCCATGGAGCGAAGTTCGCCAATCCCTACACCCAGAGACTTGGCTAACGCCACCATAATTCGGCTGCCCTGCTCAGATACCGAGTTAAACTCTTCGCCACGAAGAATGCCCGAGGCGATACCCTGTGACAGCTGAATAATTGCGTTTTCTGCTTCTTGGGCTGTGGCACCAGAAACCACAAAACCCTGATTAATGATAGTCGTCAGCTTCGCCAGATCTTCCGCTGAAGTGTTGTACTCACGAGTCCCGCGCTCCAGGCGAGCATATAGCGTTGCCGTTGCATCGAGGCTGCTGCGTGTCTGCTGCGTAATTTCGAATACGCGAGACGTAACATCAACGAGTTGCTCTTGCGGTCGCACGGCGTTAGCCAGCTTGTTATTCAGTGTTGTCCATGCATCCGCATAGTTCGCAACCTGCTGGACAGATAGCGCAGCCATAAGCCCACGCGCCACACCACTAAGGTTGGACATGGAGCGATCCATGTTAGCGATTGATCGCTCGGAGCGGTTAACGCTGGCCTCCAAACGACCCATTCCACCATTCATGCCATTAAGCGCGGCATCAACTTCACGCCGACCCTGGATCAGGCGTGCAGTATCAATATCTACTTCATAAACGATGCTTCCCGCGCTAACCGTGCCAGCCATTATTTATCTCCAGGCAATAAAAAACCCCGCCGGAGCGAGGTTCATATCAATATTGAGTTAATTAAAAATAACCATTTTCTCTACAAACGGACAAGGTTGACATAGTTTCGACATCATCGCCCCCCATGCCAATGAATCCAGCATGCGGTTTACCATTATTAATAAGCATTACCATGAATGGCGTATTGCCAGCATAACCACCGTAAGAGTTTTTTGAATTAACAAGCCCGCAATATGCACCCTTACCATTACTAACGTATTTTGAGTGTTTAAATCTTGCGCTTTCGGGGTCTTTGAGTTGCTCTTTGACAGCAGACTCTATTGCAAATATTTCCGCCTTACCAAGAGATCGGTATTTCCAATTTTTAGTCTGAATATCAACACTGGGCTTGTTATCGATAGGTGTTACATCCTCGCATTTCGCCCACTGCTCTGTAGTTTTCTTTATTCTATCCGATACGGCAAAATTAGACTTATCAAGGCTGGCGGCGAATATCTTTGTCTTATCATCAAGAAATAGCATCCCATCTTTTTTTTCTGTTAATGGGGGCGTTATGACATAGGTACCATCTGGTCTATATGCGGTAAAGGATCGTCCATCAAAAACTACGCTAGCACTACCTTTGATTATAAGATTAAGTTTTGAGGAGGCAGATATGTCAGCCGTTGCATACTCACAAGTGAATTTATCACTAGCTAAAACGCTGCCAGAAAACACTAGAATGCTAAAAAATAAAATCCCCTTCATATCCCTATTCCCATTGGTAAAAGTGTGAAACATCCTACCTAGGAATAGCACAGGCGCAACGGTAAAGGCTGAAATTTTGATCTCAATCGTCAGGTGACGAAAACCCTGCCTTGATGCTTCGATCTATTCCTGTGCCAGCCGCGCCGCCTGCTTCGCCAGGAAGTCATCAGCCACTCTATCGTACTCCTCGCGGGTGAAGCCCTTCTGGTCAGGATACTTAGCCGCCAGAAGCTGTGTAAACTCGGTCATGGTGAGTTTCTCAGCCTCTTCCCGGCTCATGCTGAAGTGGTTGCGCGCGGCGCTGATGTATTCAAAGGCATTGAATTCAGTCGTCGATTCATTGCTCTCATGGCGCTGAAGTCGCCGCACCCTGGCTTTGCCGATGATGCCGTGCGTGATCAGTGACTGTGCGATCGCCAGCATGTCGAACTCATCCATCGCGCCGCGTCGCATTTTGAACGCCTTACCTGATGCTTTGGCTGGGCGAATCTCCCCGGTTAAGGCCGTCACGTCCCGGTCGCAGCACGCCGCCAGCACCGTCATGGCTGCCATCATTGCCTTGCGCCCGTAGCTTGTCGATTTGATGTGCTGGATAAGCCAGGAAGGGATAAACCCGTACGCATCCAGCGCCGACTGCAAGACACCAGACACCTCATCATGGTGCAGGTCATAAAACGCCTGAACAATCTCCTGGGGCTCACCGATGCGGGTCATATTGATAAACGACGGGCGGAAGAAATATTCATTGTCTCCGGCGGTGATAAGGCACTCGCCAATCTCTTTCATTGGGGTCATGGGCAATTCCATTTGGCGGTTATTATCAAGGGCAGCCTCAGCCACCCTTTGTAATAACCGTTAGCTGACGGTAACGGTGTGTGTAGCGACAAAGTTGCCATCTTCGGTGTTGATGACGATCTGCGCCGAGCCAGCCGCGACACGGCTCACCGTAACAGTGTTGCCTGAGGCGGTGGCAGTGGCTTTTGTCGGATCGGTTGAAGCAACGCTAAAGCCTTTGTTGGTGGCGCCAGTCGGGGCAATGTTCACCGTAAAGGTGCTGGTACCGCCTGCCGCGCCGGTGCTGGTAGCTGGAGTGACTGTAACCCCGGTCACTGCCACTGCCGTTACTTCGTTGACTTCGATGGTGCTGGCGTCACCAACTTTGAACTCAGTAGAGAACGTGACGATATCGTTAGTGCCACCATCAGAGCTCAGTGCCGTGATGTTCATGTAGCCGATAAATTCAACCGGGCCGTAGTCCATGCGCACCCAGATACCGGGTTGACGCTTTGCCTTTAGCTCATCAGCGAAGTACTTGATGAACTTGCCGATACCATACTGGTCCAGCTTGTCGCGCTTGCGGACCTCACCCTCAAAAGAGATGGTAAAATCTGCATTGGTAATGATGCTTTCAACGTAGCCGCCGCCATCATCGGCATCGCTAGTCACTGTATTAGGTGAGAAATCCCACCCCTTTGATGTGCCAGCTGCCAACGACATCCAGTCAGTTTCGAGTGGCTTGGCATCCGGACATCCGCTGGCAACTTCGAGCACAACCGCGCCGCCAAACAAACGCTCATTGCTGTTCTGGCAATTAGCCATAGCAAAACTCCTTAGATAAAAAGAAACCCGCCGGAGCGGGTTATTTGGTGGGTATGGCTAATCGCCAAAATTGCAGGAAAACTGAAGCCGGAAGATGATCCTCCCCTCTTCAGAGAGCATCGGTGGCGGGACTCCTCCCATGTTCTGGATATAGCCCACGCAGTCATCTGCCATGGGACTGGCCTGGACATAGTCAACAATGCGCTGGACTGCATTCAGCGCGTCTTTGCGCTTGTCCTTCGCACCGATCACATCAACCTGGACGTAATACTCAACGCCCAGGTCATGGCGAATTGGCGCGCCGCCGCTGGGCCGGAATACCATCACGGACTCCGTCAGATCTGCCGGGTCGTCGTAAAGCAGCTGCTGAACGGTGAAACCTGCGGTCAGCCCGGCATCAACAAACAGATTGCGCACCCGCTCATGCATCATGGGTGTCATAGCTCCATCTCCCGCCGGATTGCAGAGAACATTGCCGCCTCATTGTCGCGGGCAGGCCAGTAGAGGAATTTCGGATTCCCGTTAGGACCCCAGATAACCCCGCGCGACCCTGGTGCTTCACCAGCGCGAACCGGGCGGTCGGTTTGGGTGTTGAGGTATTTCCCTGGCGCGTCATGGACGTAAACCGCATAGTTTGCTGAGTAGCCCACCCTGCCGGTAATACGAGTTCCGTTGAAATTCACATCGCGGAACTGACTGTTAACGAGCGTGGAGGTGTCGCGAGGGACCTCTTTTGCCGAGGCTGCGCCGAGGATATACAGAGCGGAATAGATTGCCCTGACGGTTTTCTTGTTCTGGATGTTATCCAGTATCCGATTCATATTTCGAACCGTCTGGTTAACCCCTTTCACTTTCACGCCCATGGCTACACTCCGGTGATAATGGCGTAATCATCCGCCAGACGCTCAAAAGTATCTGCATAGCGGATAACCTGTCGCACCTCGTCGGCTCCGGCCGCCACCGGGTCTGGATTATCAGACTCTCCTATGAGGAGGTAATCTCCAGACCTGGCATCTGAAAATTCAGTCCACACGGTGTTTTTCACGACAATTTCAGCGCCGATGCTGCCAATACGCTTGCTGAGGCCGCCTTCGTAATCGCATAGGATGATTTCCGGGGCGGCGTATCCCAGCGGGTCACCGTACTCATCTTTACCGGGGAACTTGCGCCAGATGGTGGCTTTGGCGGTGTAGCTCCAGTTAGCTGTTGCCGACATAGGTCACTCCTTCCACCTCAGCACCTTCGCGCCAGTCGCCCGGATGCGCTCACAGTTGATATGCCACTCCCCGTTCGATTTAACGTAACCGGTAGTCTCCCGCCCGGTATCGGTCAGCACCCAGACGGAAGTGAATGAACGCGGAAGCCGGACGGTTACAGGTGTCCAGGTCATCAGCAGCCCCCGACAACAAGGAACATCCCGACCTTCTGTCCGACATCAATCGGCAGCTCAGACGTGCAACCGGACGTATCCAGCGCCAGCAGAGCATCACGCATGTTGAGCACGCTGTCGCTGTAGTCGAACGACTGAGAGGCACCGGACGGAGCGCCCTGCGACTTAATGCGCTGCGTGTACGCCGTCAGCGCCATGAGCGTAACCGCATAGACCTGAATCAGCACCAGATCGCAATCGTCGTATCCGGCGGCAATCAGGCAGGGCTCAATCTTCGCCATCTTGCACAGGTAGGCGTCGATCATGAAGTCAGGGACGGTGGTATAGCCGAGCGCAGACAACTGCTGTTTAACCTGCGCTGCTGTTATCTGCACTACAGCCATTTTTATTTCGCCTTCTTCTTGCTGGAAGTGTCAGGCTGCTCTGCCTGCTCTGCCTGCTCTGCCTGCTCTGCCTGCTCTGCCTGCTCTGCGGGAGTATCGCCCGGTGTGGCGACTTCAAGCTCTCGATCACCACCGGATACGATTTCCACCAGGCCAGCGGCTTTCCACTTATTCGCGGTGTCGTCACTGACTTCCACTTTTGCACCAACCTCCAGTTTCTGGAGATTGGCACCGGAGAAAAGGTTGCTGCTAACCACTTTTACCAGTGCCATAGGGCCTCCTTAGCTGCTCGCGTAGAGCACACTGTGTTTCAGGTTGATATCCTGCTTGACCATCAGGCCCATCGCACCCCAGGTGCGCCAGATATAGTCGCTGTTGTAGAACTGACGAGGGTCAGCAACAGTACCAACGGCCTGACCAGTGATCGGCGCGATAACACCGGCAGTCAGTGGGACCACCAGAATCTGGTTGCCAGTGAGTTCGGCGTCTTCTTTCACCGCAGAGATGCCAGACAACTTCAGAATCTCTTGCAGGACAGTACCGGACTGGTAGTTGTCGCTGTAGTAGCGTTCCCAGTTGGACATGATCTGGCTGGAGACGTACCAGGTCTGCGGCGCGTACTGCTTGTTGGTGATTTTCAGCGTGTCGCGCAGAGCAATGGCACCATTACGAAGCTTCTCGGAGGTGGCTGACGAGCTGGTGAAGTCAATGTTCAGCCCGGAAGCGCCAAGGTCGACCATGCCAACGCGAGTGTCGGCCTTCAGGCCCTTCCAGGTCTTGCCGTCGAAGGTGACAAAGTTGCCTTCAGAATCGCGGAAACCGTTGAACATGTAATCGACGATTTTACGGCGCACGTCATCAACAGAACCACGCTGCGCATCAGCCAGGGATGCCAGAGCAGACCCTTTATTGAAGATCGGGTCACGCCAGTGGAATTTGAAGCCGCTGTCGTGCACCGGTACCATCGTACCGTCGAAGCTGTACGCACGAGCATCCAGCGCCGCACCAATCTGGCCAGACATGGAGGTATGCGCCCAGCCACGACCGCCGGTACGCGCATATTCATACACGGACTCTTCCAGGCGAACTGAGCGAGACAGCGGCATCAGGTCGTTGAACAGTGTGAACTCGGTGTTCGGCTCGAACTGCGCCAGAACGGTCTGATCGTACGCGCGGTACAAGCGACGGATATCGTCCACCGCGTTCACTGCGTCCAGGTGTCCGTTATCACCGAAGCGAGCACGGGCAATGAAGTCAGCGACAGACTGCGCACTCATGTTGCGCGCCATCTCCAGCTCGCGGAACTGCGCCTGGTTGACTTCGAGGTTACCGGTGCGTTCACCGATAGAGCGGGAAAATACAAGCATTCAGGTGCTCCTTACTTGATTACGACGCGCAGCAGGTCGCCTGCCGCAGCGGTGTATGCCACGTCTTCTTCGACGTACGCGCGGACGTTGTCGCTTGCTCCTGCGGCCTTGGCCTGCCCGTTAGCGATAGTCAGCGGCTGGCCTTTTTTGTAGGTGCCCGCCGCTGCTCGCACGTTCAGAAACATGCCTTCCAGCGGATGGATGCCCACTACCAGTTCACCGGCAGCAATCGAGTCGTCGACCGTCATGCAGCGCAGATAGTCGTAGTCAGCAACGTACAGGATCGCCTGCTCATTGCCGTCGACAGACGCGGTGAACTTACCGGCCACAAAGGTACCGATCGTTCCCGGCTTGGTGGCCGCCGCTGCCGCACCTTCACGATTAAGAAGCGGGTTATGGAAGATGCCACCGGCGTGGATTACGTGTTTTCCGTCTTTAGCCATTTTTTACTCCGGCATTTCGCTGACTGACTGGTTATTGGTAGCCTGGCGGAATGCACCATTCAGGCCGGTTGAGGTCTGGCACTGAGCAAACAGCTCTTTCAGCGGCTCGCCGTCCAGCGCGTTCACCGCGACATCGGTCATGCCGAACTTGGCTTTCACCGCAGCTCGCTGCTCTGACTTCTCTTTGTCGGCGTTAACAGCCAGGCCGCTTTCAATGGTGGTCAGCTTGTCGGCAAACGGCTTAAACCATGCCGGAGCCTCCTGACTGTTGTTGGCGCGTTCGCGCTCTTCTTTCTCAGCCTTTTCGCGAGCCGCCTTTTCTTCAGGCGTTTCGGTTTTGGTGTCTGAGTTTTCCGCCAACATCTGGTTGTATGCGTCAATCAGTTCGGCATCGGTTTTGCCGTCAACCGGTTTACCTTTGGCCTTCAGCGCATTAACGATGAGCTCTTTCATCGGGTCTGTTTCCTTCTGGGTTGAATCGCTGTTGGCGCTGAATAACGCCTTTAGCTGGTTGAGAAATGATTTAAACGAGTGGTCTTGCGGGTCGGGGTTGCTGGCCTCTTCGAGGTTGACGACCTCAATTTCAACCTCATCGCCTTCGGCATTAACAAAGATGCCCACCCCCTCCTCCGGCGTACCGGCACCAGGCTCATCAAGCAGCACCGCCACATGGTCGAACATCATGTTGGTGGCGATCTCGTTGTACTTTTTACCTTTCGACTCGCCATTAGCGGCAATGCCGGAATACAGCAGGCCGGTGGAGATATGGATCGGTTCGGAGTTGGTGCCTGCCAGCATCTCGTCCAGGCGGTTGATGAGGCGCTTGCCCTTCTCGCTGGATTCGGCGTACTGGCGGTTAACGTACATGTCGCCCGTCACTTTTCCGTCTTTGTGGCTGACGTTCTGCAGCCAGGCCCCGACGTGGTACTCGTTTACCGCCTGGACATCGCGCGCCGACACATGCTTGCCATCCACCTTTGGGTGGCCCAGCGGCATCGGGTTACGCTCAAGCGTGTTGTAGGCCTTTTCGATTTCTGCTGCCGGGTACAACTTCCGGTTCATCACGATATCGTCCACGACAGGCGTGATGCCGCGAACCACGATATGTGGCTTGCCGTCGATGGTTTCAGTGGTGATGTTTGAAGCGGAGTTGACGACGGTCAGCACGTTAACGCGGTTGCGTTTCATGCTGGATCCTCATTGGTGGGGTTTTGGCATTAAAAAAACCCGCCGAAGCGGGTAGATTTAGTCGATTCTCGATCTTCGCCCTGGTAGTTCAAAAGCATACTTACCGGTTGCTCGATAAAGCATATCGTTAGCATGTCTAAATGCACGATCCTCAATATCTTCTGGTCGCTCCAGTCTTAATGAGCGGAAGATATCGGAAGAAAGCTCAGTACATTCAATCCTCCCATCTGTAGAGCCGGTAACGATGACATCTTCCTTTGTTTTAATCGTGCAAATAACCCGATAGGTTTTAAATAAAGGATTTTCAAGCTCTTTATCCCATTTGAAGTCTATGCTCGCGATATCCACTTTCTTACCTCATTTTTTTTGAATTTGGTTCATCAAGCGAGCCATTTTTTCCGTTCCTTTGCAAGCTTATCCGCCAGACCTTCATTGAATATGCTGCCGTCGTCGTTAAGCAGCACCGGGATCTGGCTACAGTAGCAGTTGTACCGGTTCCCGTTCACGGCGTAGAAGTCGCGCACCTCTTCGGTGGTGTAGACCTTTCCGTGACGGCTGGCGTGCCAGCTGCGCGTTGTTGGCTTGAGCGCTGATAGCCACAGCAAACCAGTATTCAGCCCCAGCCGGTCGGCGGCCCAGTCCGTTTCGTTCCATTGCGCCTGCCGCAGCGCGCCGACCTGCTCGGTCTGGGCAATCGCCTTGGCTCTGGACATGCTGACATCAAGCCGCTTACTGATAACGCTGGCCGTTTCGCGCGGATTCACGCCCCGGGCAATCGCATCCATGATGATGGAAGCAAGGTCTGCTCTGGCGGCATCCGATATCCCCTTCCAGTCGCTGAAGGTCGACAACCGCGCCGTAGCAATCTGATTCTGAATTGCAGGGCTGCTCAAAACCTGAATGAGGCTGGCCTGCGCCGCGAATACTTGCGACTGCTGCGACAGGTTATTGAAAGCCTCATGCGCTCCGCGCTTCACCTCGGCGACAATGTAATCCATGGCCCAGTGGCCCTGGTCGTCACTCTCAAGCAGGTATTCATCGAGAATGTCCTGCACTGACTCCAGCAATTCAGCTAGTTGCTCCGACGTCATGTCGTAAATGAAAGTACCGGCGTTGACCTGGTAGAGCCGCATATCCTCGCCGTTATCGTGGCACAGGAAATGCCAGTTATGGCTGTTTACCTCACGCTCTCGCCCGGTCAGGCTCTGGTCGAACAGAGCTTTCAGCGACCGCTTCATGCCGAGATACCGCACCTCGATATCACGGTACATCGCGGTGACCTGCTTTGCCGATCGCGTCGGGTCAGTTTTGTTGCGCGGTACTACCGGCGTCCCGATTTTCGTCTTTTGCTCCGGCGCCATCGGAAAGAGGATCATCGGTCGTCACCTTCTTGTTGGGATCTGGAATTGGTACTTCTGGTCGAGGCTCAAGCTCGCCGACGGCACGGACCTCGTTCTCATCAACAGCCGGAGTACCGAAAGCCTGCTGTGTTTTCTGAGCTATGTCTGCCATGGTTGCCATATTGGCGAGCTTTTCTTTCTCACTCGGGGCAAGCAAATCAGACCAGGCCAGCGTAACTTCTCCTGATAATGGCGGGTCGATAATACCGATTGTCCAGAAGCGCTCCAGGAGTCGGGTTATCACGTCTGACAGGAACCCCCAGCGACGTTCATTACAACGGCTTGCCCAGGCTGTCTTGTCCTCTTCAGACGCGAGATTGCCCGTCTGCTTGCCGAACATAATATTGAACGGGCACTGAATCGTGGAGGAAAACGAGTTGGCTGACACTGTCCAGCTTGGCGTTGGGTCTGCTGCTGCAACCGATAGCACCGAGGTTTTGCCTCCCTGAGTGACCAAGGCAGCGTCGGTGCCGCTATTGAGCTTATTTACCTTATCGTTCATGGCATCGCCAAGCTTGTCGTACCCAGCATCTTTCGCCTGCTTGATAAGCGCATCAATGCTGACCTTCTCGTCAAATTCGGTGGCCAGTTGGCGGCTGGCATTCTTCAGGAAACCTTCAGCGCTACCGCCTTTCGTTTTCTCGATGTCCAGCAGGTCGTTATAGCCCGCCTCAAGCAGCGGGATACCTGACAGGATATTCTCGTCCTCCGAACCCTCACACAGCAGAATGATGCGATCCGGGTGGACCTGAACAGAGCGCGGGCTGCTGTAAGTAGCTTCGTCGCCGATTGGCTGCTCATTGAACTGGTAACTGACAGGCTGCCCGTAAGTTTCCGACCAGGTATCAATATCCAAATTGCCTGGCTTAATCTGCGGTTCCCATGCAGGAATAAGCTTCACCAGCGCCTTGCTGCCGAGTTTTTTTACCACATCGACATCAACTGGCTGCCACCAGTCCCGGCTGTCGCGTACCTGAATAAGCAACGCTGAATAGCGACCAACCATATTCCGGCGATCGGCATCTTTAATTTTGGCCCAGTGCTTCTTCATCAGTTTGGTGACGGCCTTTTCCCAAGGCGTTGTAGCAGTAGACTCTTTGTCTTCATCACCATCGATGATGACTGGCCGATCAACCCAACAGCCATCAAGCAATTTATGGACCGCTGCAAAGCCGGTTGACCCACGGCGGTACTGCCGGTAGAAATTGTCGAAGGTGAGCGTTTCCGGGTAGCCGAACTCGTCCCATAACTTCGTGCGCTTCACGTTGCCATTGCGACCTGCATACAGCATGCGCTGCCGCGCAATCGCATCAGCAAGGGCGTTAACGAGGAATGACACCTCGCCTTTTTGTTCACTCACTGATGAGCTCCTTAAAAGAAGATGGCACCAACTTTCGCTGGTGAGTGCAGTACGCGGTACCGGGTGGCGTCGTAATCGTGGTCTTCCTGAGTGGTATCCACGTCATCAGGGTTTTTACTGTCGCGAACGAGTACCGGCACACGGCTTATCCAGCCGCGGCAATAGTCGAAAACGTAGAATGCTGGTTTCTCAGGTACGCCAGATTCCAGCTTCTTACCCTCAAGGACGGCCTCCAGCATGTCAGCAAAGAGGGCCGCTCCGTTTACGCGCGATCCCGGCTTCTTGTTAGATGGCACCCACTTAACGCCCTGCGATTCCATTTTCTGGGCAATAGAGAGCTCGTCATCGCCAGTGTTGTAGATGGCACCGTCAGCCGGGCCTGGCACAACCTTTTTGCAGATACCAGGCATGATGTTCAGTTGCCCCTGAGTTACCCCGTTGATTTTTATTTCTTCGGGTTCAGGCAGCTCTTCGCCCACCAGCCGCTTATCAACCCAGTCCACACCCTTGGCGACGTTTGTCGAACTCATGTTGAGCCCTTTGTTCAGCTCGTCAGGCGGACAGCCATACCACTCGCCAATCAGGATCAGCGACCCGGCTGGCGGGCAGAACTGGCGGCCATCAGGCAGCTCTGCGGCGGTGCCGTCGGCGCGCGCCCACCAGAGGTTAGAAAACGGCTTCGACTCTCCCCAGTCATGGGAGCGGTCAACCGTCCAGCTATCCGGGATGCGGAACGGCTTAATGACGTGCAGCGATGCATTCCACAGGTGGTCAAAGCGCCCACCGCTGGTGACATCCCAGGAGCCCTCCACCCAGGCCTTGCGCCGGTTGGGGTCTTTGATTGCCATCAGGGTCGCGATGTACTGCGGGTCGAGATACGGGTTTTCTTTGAACGAGCCGTGTATTGCAACACGAGTTAGCGTCACTTCCTCTTCACGTTCGGTCTGAGGGTTAAAAACCTTCTGCGTTTCGCGAATGATGGTGCCGCGTGGCGCTGGCTCAATGAAGCGCTTCTTTACCCAGTTATGGCCGATGCCAAACGGGTTTGTTGTGCTGAACGTCTCAAGTGGAATCGGCTTCAGCAGTGAGCCATCATCCCTCGGGTAGTTCTCAGGCCGGAACGAGGAGCGCCGGCAGGAGAACATCATCTCGTAGAACTCTCCAGACTGCTGCTTGGTCAGCTCGTTAAACCCGATAAACGGGAACTCCTGACCGTGATAGTCCCAGTAATCACCCTCTTCTTTCCCGAAGCGGAACAGCAACTCTTCGCCAGTCGGCCACACCCAGCGCAGTTCAGATGCTGACGCCAGATAGCGCGCACCATCATTGAACAGGCGATACATACGCTTTGACTGGGTGATAATGTCGGTGAGGTTCTTATACTCGGTATCGAAAATGACGCCACGCCAGAAAGAGCCATAGCCAAGACCAACCAGGCGACGAAAGCGCGCCAGCTGCGCCGCAGTTTTACCCGGCCCGCGCGTTCCCTCATAGAGAATTTCGTTACATGGGCAGCTCAGGGAGAGCGATTGCGATCCCGGCAGAGGTTTCCAGACGGCTTTGTAATTCATCCACCAAGAACCTCGCTCTGCTGTTTCTGTGCGGCGGCTTCCCAATCGTCTACGTTATCGCAGGACGGGACCGGCATAATGCTGTGGGTAGCCGTGACTTTTTGCTCTACCTGATCTTTGAACGCCTGAACACGCACGTGCTTACCGAGCAACTCAAGGTTCTTCACTTTGTCAGGCCATTTAATTTTTTTGAGGATGGTCTCCGCCGTCTCCTCGTCGAAGTTCTGGATGGTGGTACTGATATCCAATCCAGTAAGCGTCGTGCGCCATGACTTTGGCCATAGGCTGATTGCCTTCAGGCTGCCGTCGTCATTGAGGATATCCAGAACATCCATCTGATCTATCTCAACTAAGCGCCGGAGCACATAATCGGCATCAATCCCCACATCCTCGTTGCGCTTACTTTTGAGTTCGGCGATCCTGTTTTGGATGTCTAGTTTTGACAAGTTCTGTGCGGCGATGCGGTTTGCAGTTTTGACGCTGTACCCCGCCCGAATAGCCGCTTGTGTGGCGTTTAAATCGATGAGGTACTCGCGACAAAACATTTCTTGTTTGTCGGTGAGTGCCATTCAAATACCTCTGGAGAGTTTATGGATACGCTAAAGTTTGCCGCGCTTTCCCGTGCGCTAACCCAACACGAAGAGATCCTTCAATTAAGGGCCCAATGTCTGTTCGATCGCGTTTACAATTACTGGAGCACTTCGAAAACGGTCAATGAAAAGATTAAATTCTCAAGAACCGTCGATGGATTAGAACTAGTGATACCGCAGTGCAAATTCCATTGCTTTGGAGAGTCCAGGATAAAATTTATCGATTCCAACGCGATTAACGAGATAACGTTCTCCACAAAGAAGGGCGGTGAGAAAGAACCATTCGTCTTTTTTTACCTTAATAAAGACAACGAATTGACAATCCCATGGCGAATGGAGGCCCCATTAATTGATTTGGATTATGCGGGATCATTTGAAGAACACTTTATGAACGAATTAACTATGGCGGCGCTTAAGGCAGACCTCTTATAACGGCAATGTAAAGCCATTACGATGAGCCTACCCATGGTGATGGCAATAAAAAGCCCCGCATAAGCGAGGCTAATTTGGATGAATGCATAAACTGCGAAACGGGCGCAGGTTGATATTTCATAATGGCCCACTCAATGTCAGAAAGAGATGGCTCAATCACCGGAAACCCAATCCAGTAATTTTTCCCGTTGAATGACCGATACTCAAAAATTGAGAAAACGGCTTCGCGATGGCGCTGATCATTTTCGTCGGGAGTGTAGTAATAACGACGCACCCCATCTGCCACTTTTCTTACTTCACCGTTCCAGCCCTCACCAAAGAGCATAACGTCACGCATAAAGCTTCCCGTTTGTAGATATCCTTTAACGTCATTATAACAGGCACTCAGTGAATACCAGCTGCAATGCCCATGGTGATGGCAATAAAAAACCGCCCGGAGGCGGTTGATAGGTGAAAGGCAGGCCAAGTTAACGCGAATTACTTCTCCAGTTCGGGTGGCAGTTCGGGGTACGAACAGCGCCCTAAGAGGAGATGCGTCACCTGAGCCCCTTGGCTCTTCATGCATTAACCATACGGCTCGACCCGAATGGCGGGAGACTCCAACGTCCTAGACGCGGGTGGTAAAGCACTCAGGATAGTCGCCCATCCCGGATTATCTCCCTTCTCACTAGCCTTTCGATTTCTGTTACCCCTGGCTCAGGAACCCTGACGTCGAGATCAGCGGTTGCTTAAGGGGAAGTCCAAAAACTGGGTCAAAAAGACCTCCTTGAACTTTCCGTGGGTTAACATTCAGATAATAACGAAGCGGCAGTATTACGCAAGGTTTTCATTGTTTAATGAGGGGTGAGATCATTCCTGTTGCCGCAGTTCGCCTGCCATGATTTGTTATGCGCCAGCACGTCTTTCTTCGTCTGGCGATCCATCACTTCGATATCGTGCTCAGTGAGGCGAATCGCGTTCACCCAGTCACAACCTGTGTCGATGACTTCAACCTTTGCGGGTCCAGTTTGCGCGCAGCTCACAATCGACATCATCATCAGGCATATGGCTAACCGTCTGGTGAACATTGCTGGCCTCCTTGGTTACTTCAACGCGGCGTTCTGCAGCTGCTTTGGTGGCTGCGGCGTTCTCGTCGGTTCGGTGCTTATCCGCTTTGGCTTCCGCTTTCTCCCGGCCTCGCATACTACCAAGGCCAAAAGCGCCAAGAACCACCAGCACAGCGGTAACGATAAACGCCAGGATGGCTTTCAGTTTGGTCATAGGCTCACGCGCTCCCGGATCCAACCATAGGCGAATGACTCGTTAGCCGGGCGCTGCTCTGCCAGCTCGAGATATCGCTGACCCTGGCTGCAGTTCAGTGCTCTGAGTAATACGGCCTCCCCTTCACTACCGCGTTTCGCCAGGAAGGATTTCAGCGCGCTAACGCTGCGGGGGCCTATCTGGCCGTCGGCTATCAGGTCGGGATAGAACTGCTGCTGGTTGTTGAATACGTTCAGCCAACGCTGGAACCATTTCACCTGTACCGATGGCCCCATATTCACACCGGTGTCGCAGAGCTCGGCGGCGATGACCGGGGAGACAACTGCCACCTGATCGAAGCGTGGGCCATACCAGTAATCAGCCTCGAGTATTTCCAGTGCCTGCTGGCGGGTCAGGTTACGCATGTCACCGGTATAACCATGGGCGCGGGCCGTCGCCTGGGTAATTCCCCAGTTAGTCGGGCCGCCTTTGTCATCCGGGTGATTCACATAGCCGCCCTCTTTGCCGAGGATGGCGTTGAATATGTCGTCTTTGGTCACGCCTGGCTCCTTTTGCCGGTGATATTTCCCCGGGAGATAATCATCACCACCATAAAGCCGATGTTGACCACCAGCTCGGAACGGTCTATTACGAGGTAATTTCCCATCCAGATGCGTATGGGGATCGAGAGAAACGCCAGCGCCAGAAAATAGGCCAGCATTGAGTAATACCATTTGTGGCGACTCTTGCCCCGGTTATAGCCTGCAATCAGGATCCCTGTGACCAAAGCAACGGCAGCATGCAGCTGCAGCATAACGAATGGAGTCATTGACCCTCCTCAGCCGCCTTTTTCTCAGCACGTTTTTTGATGGCGAGGACGATAGTGATCATTGATGCAGCAGCAATCATGGCGCCAAGCGATTCAGGAATGCCGGTACCCTCGGTACCCGGGATGTATTGCCCGGCAATTTTGTTGATGAATCGCGTTGCCGTCGGGGCTCCAAGGATGCCGGAGATAAATGACACTACGCCAAAAAGCACCCGCTCTATCGCGCTGAGGTTGTGGGACGTGAGAACGTAAATAAGCGCTCCGGCCAGCGCCCCGAGGATTACCCCTGCCTCTGTGTTCGCCCAAAACCCGGCAAACGTGGCAGTCGTAACCGCTGCATGCGCCGTGGCGCTGCCGGATAGTGGTTCGGACATAGATTTTCCATTGTGTCAGGATCAGGCTCTCCGTATGAATTAACGACAAGACGAGTGATGGGGGTTCCGGGAGCCTGAAATAGAAAAGGCCGCCAAAGCGACCTAAAGAAATTGGTAATGCGAATACTGTCTGATTAAATCGGTTAAAGTCGATTAAGCGATTCGACCTGTACTCCTTGTAGCACCGCTGCCGGAGAATCAGCCCGAATGACACCCGAGAAGACGCAATCTCGGTCATCAATCATGTGCTTGCACCTTGCTCTCTTAGCTTCATTCCGGTCTGAAAATTCATCGGAAGCATGTAATTCTTTTCCCGATGACGCTCCTTCCGGCTTGTACTGATAAACGTAAAAGAATCCCATACCGCCCCCCTGTGATTTGACATCAAGGCAATATAACACCAAAAAACAAAAACCCCGCCAGAGCGAGGTTTAAATTTCGGTCGACAACCAAAGCTATGGCGACGATATCAGATTTAGTCGAAATATACGCCAATTAGTTCATTTCTGCAATACTTGGTTGGTAATTTGTAGCTTTTTGTTGTGAACGTGATCGCGAAACCTGCTTTAGTGAGTCAGTATCTAAGCAAGCGAACAATCTCACCATTGCCTCCCAGTGCTCGACATAGTTAGTCGACCAATTGGTTTTACTCACGCCCACCAGCGCGGCCAGATCCCCATACTGATAAGGGTCACGCCCAGCCAATACCTCCTTCACATCCTGCGCCGCCAGCCAGATTAACGCCTTCAGGCTGTCCATGGTTTTGCCAGCCACCTTCCGGGTTCCCAGTTGCTCCCTGAACTCGGCCCAGGCCCACTGGGTGATCGCCACCTGGTTCTCCCAGCGCGTGTTCTCGCTGTAGTTCCAGAGTAGCCACGCCTTCTGGTGTTCCTCCAAAGACAGGACCGCCCGGCGCCACGACGCGGTTGAGTATTCGACCGGCTGAACCAGAGGAATGTGTGAGCCCTTTGCGTGTGACTGTTTGCCGGGGATCGGTGGGTTATCAACCGGCACCCACTTCTCGCTTTCTTCGTCCCAAACTTTAGGCTTCTTCCGCTTAAATCTCCCGGTATCGAACTGGGCGTTCTCCAGCCAGGCCATTAACTGCCCTTTCGTCGCTCCGCTCAGATCTGCAGTCGCAACGATGAGCTGCTGGCGTACAAATTCCAGGTATTGAGTATTCACGCTGCAGCTCCTGCCATCAGATAGATGCGAATAAAGTTACGAAGAATGCGATAGTCCACCAGCACCGTACCCGGGCGGCGATAAATGCGGAGGCGCAGCCAGCGCATGCGAAGCGATTCGATCAGTTCTGGTTTCAATCTTCGACCCTCTCGTTCTGCCAGAGCGGGAGCGGTGACTTCTCGCCAGCGCGACGGATTCTGGACTTGGCATTTTTCTCGATCTGAATCAGTTTCTCGATATTCTGGCGGCGCTGCTTTTCCTCGCGGCGAAGATACTTAACGCTTTCCCAGTAGCGAGATTCCTGGTCGCAGAGCGTCATCAAGTAGTCAAAGGGGTCAATCACCGTTTCGCACTTACGGCAGCGTAACGTCCTGTCCTTTTCGTTCACCCAAACAGCGGAATGCATGCACACCACCTTTTGGCCTTCACGCTGAATAACCAGCCCGTCTTGCAGGTCGTTATTCTTCATCGGGAATGCGACAACCTTGCCAAGTTCTATTTCGGTTTCTGTGCTCATGCGGCCTCCTGCTGTTTGAGTTGTCTGAGTTTTGCGCGGTATTCATCGCGGATGCGGATGTAGTCGTCACGTTTCCATTTCGGTAATTCGTGCGGCCCCATCAGGGCATCAAAGCGCTCCTGGCCGATTTTGGCGATAAGCGCCGGGCGGTATGCAATGAGGTTGCCTGACAGATGGTTATTACAGGGGGAGCACTGGCGATGGCAGTTATCTTCATTGAATCGAAGCTCCGGGTTAGCGCCGGTCGTGCGAAAATGCCCTGCGTGGTATTGGCCTTCGTGATGGCGACTGCAGCTGATGCACGGGAGGTGTCGATCGCGGTACCGGATGAATTCGTTAAAAGTCTGCTGGGCCTTTTTGATGAAATAGCTGAGCGGCTTAACTGCCTGTCGCCGTTCCGACTGGCGTGCCCGCTGCTCTTTCTCCTCTTCGCGCTGGCGCTTCTTCTCAGCACGCATAGCGTCGGCCTGGTTCTTCGCGGTCTGCACTTTGCCTACAGCGCTGGCGCATTCAAATGAGCAAACGACCTGTTCGTTCCGTACCGGGTGGAACCACTCCCTGCAGTGGATGCATTTGCGGCGAGGTTTTTTAGCCATGCTCACCCCGCGAAGTTCATAAGCTGAGCGGCGGCACTTTCTGCCTCCGCCTGATCGCGAAATGCGCGGGAAAGAATCCAGCGCCAGAGCACATCCAGCGCGGCACGGTAGAGCTGCTGGAACTCTGTCTCGTCCAAGCTGGCGAAAGAAATGCTGCGGGGGTGTTTGCGGAGTGTGCCGTCAGGCAGCTGGATGGTGTCGAAATGCCCTGACTCGATGGTCACCCAGGCACGGTAGGCATCGAAGGATTTGCAGAGGCTGATGCCGTTGGTAATGCGTCGGCTGGCCACCTGTTCCAGATATTGCTCAGCGGCATCCATCAGCGCGCTTTCGTTCCCGCCAAAGGCGGCAAGGTATCTGGCGTAACCGTTAACCAGTCTGCGTTCGTTGGAAGATATCGCTCCTCCGGTCGGTTCCCAGTACTCGAAACCAAGATTAAGCAGAGCGAAAAACTTACGATGAAATGCCGGGTTGCGTAGCTGGCGGAACTCAGCTTCAAGTACCGCACCGAGCTTACATTTTGAATGTAGAAAATCGCTGGTCTCCGGCGTGGCCGGGATCAGGATTCCTGATGACTGTTTAATGAGTTGTAACTGCGCCATGGTGTTCTCCGTGGCGCATCAGGTCAACGGGTGTTCAGTCCGTTGATATCATAATATCAGAGGGTTGATTGACGCGGTAGCCGAGGCGGCGAAGAAAACGAGTTCCGGACGACAGATTGAAAATCCCTTCGTCCTCCAGCAGCGGGCGGCATGATACAAGCCCATTTCTGGTGTATACGAGACATCGGCTTTCGAACGGCATAGAACCAATGACCTTGCCGTCTGAACGCCTGATAATGTCATACCAGTCACCCTGCTCCTTACTCTCTTTCACATCAACCCCCTCACTTTGCTATCCACAAATACCCTCTCCCGGCGGGGAGAACTCCACTCCACATAGCCAAAATAACAAATGGCGCAAATTTCCTAATAGGTTCGCCGGAAGAAAAATTCATTTTTCTCTGTAGCATCTAAACCATACAACAAAATACTGTACATATAAACAGTGTTTATTCGTTTGGCTTAAGTATGCACATGAAATACATATCTGCGCAAGTCCATTCATCTGATTGATTTTAATGAATTTTATTGCTACTTACGTGTAAAAAATGATCATTATTCTTAACAAGAGTTCACGTCAGAGTTGTCGACCGTAAATATCTGTGCAGAAAGACCGGCGTCAGAGAAACGGCAAAGTTGTCGGTATCGACAGTGGGTATTTCGTCTGCGGTAAGGGGGTGACCGGTTGGTAATTTGTTGCTGCACTGTGTCTATTTAATAATCGATTTCATAGATCAATATCCTGGTATCGATCGGTAATATCGATCATGTGAAGAAATGCCGCGGTTAAGCGGCATCCAGGGGATGAATCAGGCGGCTTTTTCGCGTGCTGCGCAGAGCTCCGGAAGGTTCGCCCGCACAAGCGCTTCGGCGAACGGATGCGTCAAGACGTTATCGCTGCGGGCTACCTGCCCAGCATTGAAGGGCATACCATGAGCTATTTGTCCGTCATTACTGATTCGGCAAGATGAATATTAATCTTGTCGTGTGCATTATCGTTCTGTGCAGCCACTGTGAGGATTATCATTGAATGTTCCTTTAAATAACACATCAATCACTTAACTGATAGATTCACTCGCTTCAGAGGCACACGAAGTTCAGTATCATGAATATCTTTATAGCGAGGTTCAAGCCTTGCAGATTCAGAAAGAATGATACGGTTACCCTCAAAACTCAGGTGATCACTATCAAATAACTTGTGGAAATCGGCAGCCAGCGCAATTCCATTTTCTACACTTGCCCGACCTCTATCGGCATGTCTAATTATATGACAGGCTTCAACTGCTAACGAACTACCGGTAATTGCACATTTACCGCCCCAATTCGCCATAACTGCTTTACGAAACTTTTTTTGCTCTCTACGAATTTTAACCATGCGCAGACCATCCTCCCTGCGTTCCGGGGCTTCGGTCTGCTCACCTGGCATTACTATCAATGAATTAAGTACCGATACAATTTTATCATCCAGAACTGCTCCAAGCGAAGCGCCCTGATGGCAGAAATGTCGTTTAAAATTGGTCCATGGCTCTTTTCGCCTGCTTAGCGGGAGTTGTTCACCAATGAGCGATTCATCCATAGGCAAGAATGAATCAAGCATAGATAGGTCTTCGAGTTTAACTCGATAAGGATATTCATTATCTGGAGCATCGTAAGTATCAATAACTTCATACAAACCACATAGCTGGAAGTCTTTCGCGCCAGCCAGTTTTTGAATAATGAAAAGGCGGTCACCGGAATTTACTTGACGTATTTTCCATTCCTGACCGACGCCATAGCCGTTACGGTAATTAAAATCCTGTGTATTTTTTGTGCCATGATATGCATAGAAATATTGCATGTACTATACCTTTCCTTTTTATAAAGAAAAAAACCATATCGGCAATTCTGCGAGAAAACTTAACTTGTAAATGCATTCCGATTGTTGATACATGAAGCTGTGTCCCTATCGCTGAATACGGCGCGCTCATCCTGCTTATCTAACCAGAACATGCGAGAACCACAGCACATGTCTAAGATAGTATGCTCGGATACATCCCTCACCCCCATGTAACGCTAGCGGCGACCAGCTTGCGGCAGTGTGAAATAACCTGGGCGCGGGTTGCATCACCCAAGCGCCACGGAGAATAGAACGGCGATTCATCAACCTTGATGCCTGATTCCCAACCTACTGCGTCATGGGCTTTACAAATTCCGTCCCAATCCGTTGTGTTGGCAATAAGTACCTCATGCAACGCGTAGAATGTATCGCGATAATCTTGCTCTCCGGTCCAGTAGTCTGGACTATCCCAAACAACCCATTGACGATAGTGAACGTAACCATGACGCCCTAGGAAGCCGTCAACTTCGAAGCTAAAATCATCAGTCGCATAACTCTTTGGCATTAACTTCAACAGCAGGTCTTTTGCAGATTTAGTGAATTTTTTCTCAATACGAGCTTTGGTGTTCGTGCGTCTACTCATTGGGCGTCTCCTTGGCGAAGTAACGCATCATGGAGAGCCATTGCACCGACTTCTCGTTGAGCAGCATCTTCGTAGCTGATGCCATTCGTCTCCATGATGCAGTCCCTGTCGAGATACTCGGAGCAATCATCCATCGCTTTGCGAATACCCAGCTGCTGCATGGCCGCCAGCGCATCCCGCTGCTTCGTCATCTCGCGCAGCGCCGCGGTGGTGCAGTCCAGACGTTCTGCCAAGCGAGTGAACATTTTCGCCATATCGATGATCGGCGTGTCGCTGCTCATAGCCTTCGCAAACTGATGACCCACTGCCACCAGCTCTTTGTTGTTCAGTGAATCACTCATGCCCGTGCACTCCCGATAATTTTGTGGATCTGATAGCCCTGCCAGTTCTGGCGGCATAGGTCTGCGATGCTGGGCCGCTGCCGCGCTACTGGCATTGGCTTGATGCGCGCTTCCCCGCCTGGCTGCATGACGTAAACCGGATGACGGCGCTGACCGATATTCTTCACAGCACCAGCAGAAACGAGATGCTCCAGCAGGCGACAGGCCTTTTTGCTGTCGCAGCCCAGTAGCCGGCGGACCTGACGCGGGGTAATCTCTCCGCCGTGCTGGATGGCGCGAATGATTGTCCAGAGGTTGTTACTGGCCATTGTCCACCTCCGCGCCCACCAGCTGGTTAACAAGGTTTTTGTGGCGATCAACAACCCGGAATGCATCACGCAGCTTCTCCAGGCTAGCCAGCTTGTTTCTGGTGCGGCGGATTTCGCGGGAGAGCACCCGGGCTGTCGGGATCGCCTGCCCCGCAACATGCCTTTCGGTGAACGATGGGATCTCACTGACGAACTGCTCCAGCGACTTATCTGCGTCGGTTAGCGCGGGAACTGCAGGTGCTGTCGAAGTAGCAGCGGGAGTTGGCTCAGATTGGGCTGGCGCCGCCGGCAGTGACCAGGTTACGCCCTTTCCCTGCCCGTTCTTCATCACGATGCCCTGGCGCTCCAGAGCGCGCATAGCTGAAGTCATTCCCCGCCCGTTACGATTAACTTCCAGGGCAAGCGATACAGTATCCATTGCGCCATTCTTCGCCAGCAGTTGCCTGATTACTTCAGGATCTACAGGCTCTGGTGCTTCGCCCTGAAGTACCGGTTTAGCGATTGGCGCTACCGTATTACGTTTCGCATCGGCGACTTTGCCCGCTTTGCCAATGAACCAGCCACCGTCAGCAAAATCACAGAGCCCCTGATCACGCTGTTCACGGAGCATGTTCAGTGCTTCAACAGGTTCGATATCCAGACGGGCTGCCACTTCGCGGTATGTCGCCCGGCCCATTTTTTCCAGTGCTTGAATTACTGTTTCCATGAGATTTCCTTTCGAAAATTACTTCACCACGCGCAGGTGGCTGACGTTTTTACGGTAACTGGCCCAGTTGAAGTTCACCCAGATGCCGCCGTCCATCTGCAGGCGGTCCATCACCCGCTCGCCCAGTACGGCGGTCAGCTGGGGGTGATTCAGGTTGGTCAGCACACCTACGGGTTTCAGGGATGCCAGGCGACGATCGATAATCTGGTTCAGGATGACGAACTCGCCTCGCGTCTCGCGCTGAACACCCACTTCATCGAGAACCAGCAGGTCCACGCGGCAAAGGTCATCCAGTAACGTTGATTCTGATTCGCCCTCGTCGTAGCAGGCACGTACGCGCAGCATCAGGTCGGGGATCGTGACCACCAACACCGTGGCGCCGCGCTCGAGCAGGTAGTTTCCGATGGCCGCGGCCAGGTGATTCTTCCCGGTACCGCAACCGCCGCTGAACACGAAGCTGCCGAACCCGGTACCGAAGTTCTGGGCGTAACGCTTCGCCATGGTCAGCGCGAGCTGTTGCCCCTCGTCGTTTACCTGGTAGTTTTTGAAAGTGCAGCTGCGGTGCAGGTCGCAGATGCCAGAGCGCCCGAAAATACGATCCGCACGCGCTTTCTGGTTCAGTTTCTCCACCTCGACGCAGTGCTTACGGCCCTCTTCCTGCTGCCAGGCCATCAGCTCTTCTGCGCTGGTGAACTTAGGTTTGATGCCCGCCGGCATGAGCCGCTGCAGGCGTCCGATTAATTCGCTGCTGGTTTTCATGATCACCCCGTGAATCCGTCTGGAATCGTGTTACCCGGCTGCGGTACCGCGAGTGTCGAAGTCTTTTGCCGGCCCGCGTTGCGTTGTGCCTGTTCCCGCTGGTTTCGCAGACTCTGTGCAAAAGTCTGCTCCCACTGCTGATGGTGCCGAACGCGGCCTTCGACAGACCAGTAGTCCCGGAACTGCTGAAGCTCCTCAGGCGTATAGCCCGGCGCGTCACCGAGAAAGATCCCCCACAGCGCGGCGCGGCGCTCAAACTCAGGGGCGGGTTTCCAGCAGGCAGTGATCGTGAATTTTCCCAGCGGAGGTTTGAACTCGGCCTCTGGGTTTTCTTCGTCCTGAATTTCTTCAGGCGCGCGATCCTCTCTCTCTTGTTTTATTCCTTTCCTTTCCCTTCCCTTCCCTTCCTTTCCGTCAGTGAATCCTCCATGAGTATTCAGTGAGTCCTCAGTGAGTCCTCCATGAGCACACTGTGAATCAGCATGACCATCTGCGTTATTTTTCAGTGAATTATCACCAGATGCTGGTCTATGCTCGTCGGGCTGGGGCGGTAACGGAATATTTGAATTACTTGGACGGTTAATTTTTTGGTGCTTCATGAAACCAGGTATCTGCAAATAGTGACTACCATTCACTGAGTACTCAGTGAGTAGTCCGTGAGCGATCAGTTCCATAATTAACGGCTCGCAGTCGATAGTGTCCGCAGGAAAAACCTGCATCTTAATGCGCTTTGGTGAGCGCTCCAGACAGCCTTTGTCATCCGCAAAGTTGAACAGTCCGATAAAAAGCAGACGAGCCGAGATAGAACATTCGACGACTTTTTCGTCTGTCCAGAACTCCGGTTTGACTGTTCTGATGCGAGCCATTAACTACTCCCGTTATTTACTTGCTTAATTTGTCCAGGCATACTTACCTCGCAATTGCTGACAGTTATTGCATCCGAAGGCCGTTGGTGTTCGCCCACCGCGGCTTTCGCCTTTTTGGAATCCGTCATAAAGCCCCCAGCATCGTTGTGACCATCGCCATCAGCGGCGCCACTGAGTCCGGGCCGTCCAGGTAGAAGCTGGCGACAATCTTTTCGCTGATTTCTTTCAGCCGAACCTGTTTTGGCGCCTTTAGCATTACGGCCTGAATAGCCTCAGCGTCTTCCTTCACTGTTTTGGCGATTCGAACTGCAACATCGTCGAGCTGAACCACGCGATCCCGATACGCAAGGGGTAACGCCGAGATAATCGCTGGCGCCAGCAGTTCGACGTTCGCCCGGTATGTCGCCGAGTTCTCCTTGTTGTCTAACCAGCGAAACATCTTCATGTTCCAAACACTCGGTTGAACATTGAGGTCAATGCCCTCAAGCATCATCTCTTCCGCTACTTCTTTGATTTGCAATGCAACAACAAGGCGCCCCTCCGCTGCTGCCCAGGCGCGTACTGCCGCGCATAAATTACGGTGGTCAACGCTACCAGCTGACTCTTCGCTTTGGTGATACTGGAATATCAGGCGCTCTGCTGACGCTCTGTTATTCTGGTGAAAAGAAAGTGTTTGCATCGTTATGGCTCCTTTTTAGGTAAACCGTCACTTGGGTTTGGGTAGAGATCAGGGCGCAGTTCGTGGGGGGTTACGCCTGTCATTTTAAAAATTGGGAAGATATAGCTTGGCGGTACGATCCCCTGGTCACGATTCTTCCAATGACTTACAGACATACTCGTCACACCAAGCGCGATGCTGAGCTTTCTGGCAGAGCCAGCGGCTTTAATTGCTTTATCGAGTGCGGACATGTGCTTCTCCTGCTTATTGATAGCAGAAGTAAACCACAGATTTATACATCTTGCAAACTATGGATTTATTGTGTGTATAAACCAAATATTTACAATGACCCTATGAGAAAAGAAAAACCTAACCTCGTTCTGGTAGAGCGCCTTACTGAGATCACTGATCGCGGCGTTTCCAAAGCAGACATGGCACGAATAGCTGGAGTCACCCCTCAGGCCGTAAACGGCTGGTTCAAAAAAGGCGTGATTAGTAAGAAATCGGCACTGGCCATAGCTGACGCTGTAGGCATTTCTGTCGCCTGGTTACTCGGTGAGGACGTTGGTGAAAAAGACGGCCTCAAGCCGGACGAACAGCGCCTGCTCGAGCTCTATCGCCAACTGCCGGAAGAGGAGCAACAGAACATGCTCCGCATCTTCGCGATTCGCCTGAAGGAGTTGGATGAACTGTATGAGAAGTACATGAAGGGGCGGATTCGGTCGCAAGATGACTGAGTTAAGTATGCTAGATGTTTAAATCCGGTGGTGACTGCTGCAGCATGTCGAGTATTGTGTAAAATAAAAGTCTCGTCTGATTTAGGAAATTGCTGTTAATACATTTAGTAAAAAAGATAATTATATTGCTATAAGTAAAAGGATATCCAATGAGAATTTTAGGTGTGCGAGCGGCTCCGAAAGAGGCTTCTTTTGTGGTTTTTTGCACAGAAGAAAGAGTATTTAAGTGTGTAGATGTTGTTAACATACCTCAAACATTAAGCACACCAGAAAAATTAAAATACATTCGGAATAGCATATCAGACATTCTTCGCGAATATTTAGTTGACACAGCTGCAATCCGTGTTGCGGAGAGTACCTCAAAAAATTTAAATATTGATAGATTGTATATTGAAGGGGTTATTCAAGAGGCTTTTGCTAGTAGCAATGTAGCTCAGTATTTCACTTTGAGAAAAAAAAGCATTTGTGCACGTCTTGGTATAAACACTGCTCAATTTAATGATAATGAAATTAAAGGGATTAGGCTGTCAGATTATGACACCAACACTAAAGAAGCTATCCTTTCAGCCTTAGCAGTGGAAAAATAAAAATGATTACACCTTATCAAAAAGCTGATGTGTCTTTTAAATTTAAAGAAGAAATAGGTCTTGAAGGTAGAAACTCTAAAGTATACTTGGCGCACGATGAACATCTCGACCACGAAATTGTAATTAAGCAAGTAGAACAAAAATCTATTGAGCCAGATGAGTTTTTCCAAGAAGCAAGGCTGCTATATGCCAGTGCTCATTCAAATATTGTACAAATTTGCTATGCAGCAAAAGATGACAACAATATCTATATAGCCATGCCGTTTTACTCTAATGGATCATTGAGTTCATTAATGGCTAAAAAACATCTTACAAGCCGAGAGATAATCAGATACGCCGTACAATTCTTGAGTGGTTTAAATCACATTCACTCAAAAGGGTTAATGCATTTTGATATCAAACCAAATAATATTATGCTTTCCGACCGTGATGAAGCCCTTCTTTCTGACTTCGGACTGTCAGCTATAATAGATGCGGATGGCTTTTCGGCTATAAGTAAATTCTATACTACACACGTACCACCTGAGATATTTTCTCAAAATCGTTTCAATTTTACTTACGATATATATCAATCAGGCATGACGCTTTATAGAATGGCCGTAGGTGACGAATTCTTTAAGAATGCTGCAGATACTTTTTTTTCAGACACGGATAAAGATCGTCTACATGCTAGCTTTGCGCGGGGTGATTTTCCACCTAAGACTTATCCTGTTCATATACACCCTACACTTGTTAAAATCATTAACAAGTGTCTTCACCCTAATCCAAATGATAGATATCAGTCCGTCCTTAGCATTATTAATGACTTAGCGAAAATATCTGATGGGTGTTTGGATTGGCGCCTTGTGAATGAAGATGATAACGGGAAAATACTGTGGATAAAACCAGTGGATGGTGCTAACCTTCATTTAACACTAGATCCCGAAAGCAATACCACTGACTGTAGAAAGGTCTATAGTGATGGAAAAAGCAGAAAGTTATCTTCACATTGTGTGGACGTTACCTCAAACAAGGTTATGTATCGCTTAATGAAGAGTTAAAGCCATGAAAAAACACGTGATTCCTGACAATTCACTTAAAAGAGAAAAAATGACAATGGCCACCCCGTATGGCCAAAGCAATGTCATTTCTAAAGAACAGGAATCCGTTAGAAAACAAATGGTTCTTAATGCATTTTCAAATGCTATCGGCGCTCATTTCGATATGAATATCCCTAAGAAGTAGCTAAAGTTCTAAAATGCTCGATTAACCCGGCCGCAGCGCCGGGTTTTTTATACCCTCACCCACCAGCTCCGCCGCCGGGCCCCAGCCCGAACTCTCCGATCCCGACCTTAGCGTCTGGATTTTTTTGCCTGCGATTCGGCAGACGCGTCACAAATACCAGCCATATAAACCTCAGATTTACAATTAACATTAACCATGAGTTGACATAAATATAAACCAGTGATTTAATCTAACTCACCAAGACGCACCACGAACCACTCAGGCATGGAGCCCACGAAGTAGCCGCCGACGGCATACGAATAGTCGGATGAGGTGGAGTGATTAACGCGCATCAGGTTAAAGAAACGTTCCGCCAGCCTGGCGACAAGGGCAAACAAGAGGGAATCATCATGGTTCATCAGCACTATGGCACCCAGACGGTCAACCGCGGCGCAGTTCTGCCCGGCATGCTCGTTAAGCACAAAGACAGCACCTGGACGGCGTCCGCCAATAAGCGCGGCAAACTCTACCTGCACCGCGGCATTGAGCGCACTTACACCACAGATCTGCTGGTCGAAGTTTTTCTGAATGGCGTGGGGAATGGCCTGAGCCATTAACGGAGGGAGTCATGCAAGAGAAAAAATGCGCGTACTGCCGCAAACCTATCGAGTCAGGGAAAGAAGTAAAAAACGTTTTGCTCTTCATCCGCGGCACCCAGCTGGCGCGCGAAGAACGTGATTACTGTTCTGTGCGTTGCGCTTCGTACGACCAGATGGCCCACGAAGCCTAACGTAAAACCCGCGCAAGGCGGGGTCTACGTCCGGTGCCACCGACCAAAGTTACACCGGAATTTTTACCTAAACCAAAAACACACCCAATGGGCGCTATCAATGGCCCGGGGATTCTAACATCCAAAAATGAGGATCTGACATGGAATTTTTCTACGTGGTTAAAGCCACTCAGAAATCCGGCAAGCAAGATGCAGTGATTTGGTTCACTGCCAAATCCGAAGCGCGCGCCGCCCTGACGCTCGATGTTGAGCTGGAAGAGGCTGGTATCGAAACTGGCCGCGGTAAAGACTACGCCAAACCGATCCGGACCGACTTCCCGGTATATAACGACCTGCCGGAAGAAGGTGCAGTGGATTATACCTGGTGCGAGCGCTACGAACTGCAGGACGACGGCCGCACCTGGCTGCCAAAGGCTGGTACTAAGTCAACTGAAGTCGTTGGCAATACTGCCGCACCGGAAACGACAGTTAACTTCGAAACTACCGAAGATAGTGTCACGCTTGAAAACCGCACTCCAGCGGTCCGTTTTGCCTTCCATCTGACCAGCGACAAATATCAGACGCATATCAGTAAAGAGCAGCAGCGGGCTGCCAGCGAAATGTCTCTGGATGAAGGCAACACCTATCTCCAGAACCTGCTGCAGGCCAAAAATGACGTTGCTGATATTGGCGATCTCAGCCTGCATGCCGAGTGGAAACTGGTGCAGGCCGTCAAAGAAGTCTTCCCGCAGGACAAAGAACACGAATCCGCGCTGCTGGCCGCCTTTATGTCGGACTGGATTAAGGGCGATGACCGCAATCAGCTGGTTGAAGACTGGAAGAGCGGCAAGCTTCCACCCAAGCCTGAGGGCACAAAATCTCTGTATGAGCATGGCCTGAAGATCAGCGAACACGATGATGGTGGTGCCCACTACCCCGTTTGCAAAATGTCGTTCCGTAAACAACTGCTCTCGCAACTGACGGCGGACGAGCTGCGCCACCACATCACACGTGCTGAACATGCTGAGATTGCTGCGCTGGAAATGGACACTGATAACAGCTACGTCCAGAACCTGCTGTTGGCTGCAGAAAACTGCGAAGAAATTAAAGGTTATGACACCAAAGACCTGTGGCGCTACACCAAAGCCATTCGTCAGGTCTTCAGTCAGGACAAACGTCATGAGCTCGCGTTAGTTCTGCGCTTCACCAGAATTTGGGCGGCCACTGACTACATTGACCGTGGGATTTTGGTTAAAGAGTGGGTCAAAAGCAAACGCATCAGCCATGTGCAGCGCACCGACACCGGCACGAACGCTGGCGGCGGCATTGCAACAGATCGCAGCCCGGATTATGAGCACACCCTGGACACTCTGGATGTTGAGATCGCGCTGGCCACACTGCCGATGGATTTCAATATCTACGACATCCCGGGCGGTGTACACCGTCGTGCTAAAGAAATCGTTCAGAAAAATGAAAGCCCGTTTAAGGAGTGGTCTGCTGCGCTGCGCAAGACACCAGGCATCCTGGACTACTCGCGCGCGGTAATTTTCGCGCTAATCAGAAGTGCTCACCCTGAGTGCCATCAATATCCCGGACGCCTTACCGGTTACATAAACGCCTACCTGACTGAAAGCAACCACGAAGCACCACCAGAAGAAACCCTGGCGGCAGCCAGACACGCGCCGGAAGCGAGCTGGGAGAATGAAGCAGCAGATCAGAAGGCATCAGCTGAACAACCTCAAATAGCCAGCATGGGCAACGGCGTGTTCTCCATTGATGGCCTGATGAACGAAAAGCAACCAGAAAACGATGACCGTTCACCGATAAATGTGGAGACCACCAGCGATGTGCAGATGGAAGAGACTGACCCGGCGGAAAGAGAAAGTGTTAATGCGGTTCCACCAGGCGAAAGCGTTGATGCAGCTGCTCCGCAAACAGATACCCTGAGCCCGGCTGAGATTCTGGCCGCCGCGGCGCCGGAGCTGGCGAACGCCACGCAGCCGGAAGTGACCACCGAAGCGCCGGAGGAAACCGCCAGCGCACCGCAATACCCTGCATACTTCGAACCGGGCCGCTATGAAGGCCTGCCGAACAACGTTTACCACGCAGCGAACGGGATTAGCAGCACCCAGGTGAAAGATGCGCGCGTCAGTCTGATGTTCTATCACGGCCGTCATATAGCCAAAACTATCCGCCGCGAAAGCAGCGAGGCGCTGACGTTCGGCAGCCTGGCCCACACGCTGGCGCTGGAACCGGAGAAGCTTCACGAAGAGTTTGCGGTGTTCCCTGGCGTTCCGGAGGGGGCGTTCACCACCACCGACTCCATGAAAGCGTTCATCCGCGAATTTAATGCAGATAAGCCAAAAGCCGAGCAGCTGAAGCTCACTGGCAAGAAAGACGAACTGCAGGCGGCGATCCGCGCGGTGAATACGGATGCCATTTTCGCAGATGAGTTCGAGCAGGAATGGCGCGATAGCGTGGCCGGGAAAACCATCCTGTCCAGTGAGCAGTTGGCGCTTGCCACGGCAATTCAGCAGGCTCTGCTTAACCATGAATCAGCCGGGAGACTACTGCGCCACCCTTCCCGTTCAGTCGAAACCAGTTACTTCGGTATGGACGACGAAACCGGCCTTGAAGTCCGTGTACGCCCGGACCTTGAGGTTGAAATCAACGGTGTTCGTATCGGCGTCGATCTGAAGACTATCAGCATGGGCCGCGTTAAGCAGGATGGACTGCGCGCCAAACTGCACCGGGAAATCATCGACCGCGATTACCACCTTAGTGCGGGTATGTACTGCAGCGTCGCTAACTTTGACCAGTTCTTCTGGATTTTCGTCAATAAAGACGAGGGTTACCACTGGGTGGCGGTTATTGAGGCGTCGGAGGATCTGCTGGCGCTGGGCACTCAGGAGTATCAGAAAACCATGCGAGCCCTGGCTCAGGCTTATGACACCAACTGCTGGCCAGCGCCAATCACAGAAGCCTACACCGACGAACTGAACGACTTCGACCTGCGCCGCCTTGAAGCGCTGCGTACTCAGGCATAAGGGGAATGACGATGGAAAACATGAATATCGTGAACGCTGAGCAACAAACACCAAACACCATTTCAGCGAGCAATGCCATTTTCAATGTGCAGGCGTTAACCCAGCTACAAGCCGTTGCCGGTTTGATGGCACAGGCCGCTGTAACGGTCCCTGAACATCTTCGCGGCAACCCAGCCGACTGCATGGCCATCATCATGCAGGCTATGCAGTGGGGTATGAACCCTTACGCCGTCGCGCAGAAAACGCACCTGGTAAACGGCGTGCTGGGCTACGAAGCACAGCTTGTAAACGCGGTGATCTCCAGCTCAAACGCCATTGTTGGCCGCTTCCATTATGAGTACGAAGGTGACTGGTCGAAATGCGCCAGCAGCCGTGAAGAGATCGTGAAGAAGCCTGCGAAAGGCGGCGGGACGTACGACAAGAAAGAAATGGTACGCGGCTGGTCCAGCGCCGACGAACAGGGCCTGTCGGTTCGCGTGGGTGCGGTCATCCGCGGCGAGAGTGAAATCACCTGGGGAGAACCGGTCTTCCTTTCCAGCGTGATTACCCGCAACTCGCCGCTGTGGATATCAAACCCGAAACAGCAGATCGCTTACCTGGCACTGAAGTACTGGGCGCGTCTCTACTGCCCAGCGGTTGTTCTCGGCGTGTATACGCCTGATGAGGTGGAGCAGCGCACCGAGAAAGAGATAAACCCGGCGCCAGCGCGGGTAAGTCTGGCTGAAATCTCAGGTGACAACGTAACAACCACCACCAGCGCGCGGGAATCCACGGTTAACGTCGACGCCATTGCAGACGAATTCCGGGACCGCATTGAAGCTGCCGAAGACGTCGATGGTGCGAAAGCGGTACGTGTAGATATCGAATCCGCAAAAGCCACCCTGGGTTCCACACTGTTTACTGAACTGAAAAACAAAGCCGTGAAGCGCTACTACCTGGTGGACGCGCGCAACAAAGTCGAAGCGGCGATTAACTCCCTGCCACAGCCGGATGAACCGGATGCAGATCAGCGATTCCTGGCCGTTGAGAAAACACTGACGGCGGCGAAACGTCATCTGGGCGATGAACTGTACGAGAAGTTCAGCATCACGCTGCTGGATATGAAACCTGAGTATGTCGGCTAAGGGAGGCGGGAGGGCTCGCCCTCCCGGTAATGAGATGAGCAAATTCACAAAAGATCAGTTGGTTGAATACGTTAAGGGATGCATCGAGCACGCCGAGCGGTTTCCGGGTGTCGAGATAGCCGACAAGGAAAAGGCGATATTTGAAATCGCGCTGGCAGCGCTGACGGCTCAGCCTGTTGGCTGGATGACAGATGTTGAAGTTGATGAACTTCATCGGGGCTTGGCTGAAGAAGCATACATCTACCGAAGCGCGGACTCTACGTCAATCATTCCACTCTACACCACCCCGGCAGCATCAGTAGTGCCGTGTGAGCGAGAAGATAAGGCGGTGAATCATGAAACTGATTAACCGCAGCACACAGTCCCCGCTGGCGCGGCAGGCATGCGACATCGCCCTGGCGGCACATCAGGAACGCTACGGCAACTACGGGCGCAGCAAGATGAAAGAGACATATACGGTGCGGGTAGAAGGCGTGAAGGTCTGGGTGGAGGTGGTGAACCGGAAGGCAAGCTACGTGGCCACGGCGATGACAGGTATACGTCGGCTCCGCTCCCTGCCTGGGCAGATTGGTTAACACATAATTTAGAAAAGCCCATATGGGCAACTGGAGAGAGCTATGGATGATATTTTGGTGACTTCAGACCTGACCAGTCGATACAAAATTTCACGCAAAACCCTTTGGTCATGGCAAAGTGCCGACACGATGCCCCGAGGCTTTGCATGCCCATTCCCACCGCCAGATTTTCCTGGTAACCCCAACCGCTGGCGATCGGAGTCCGTTAAGGCATGGGAAGGTAAAAGGCAGATCAATTAACTAAACGGTTCACCGATAATCTTTTCGAGATGGCTCTGCCATATGCGGAGCCAATGTTTTTGTTCATCGATATAGTCGTGAAGATTGTAGTGGGCCATTACACCTACCATCTGATGCCCGAGCAGCTTCTCAATTACATGTGGTGGGCAACCTAACTCAGAGAGATTTGTTGCTATCGTCCGCCTCATATCATGAAGCGACCACTCTGCCATACCTGTTCCATTCCAAATAGAACGGGCGTAATTGGAAGCCACAGGTGAATGAACGGGAGAATCTTTGATCCCGCCATCAATTTTCCGTTGTGAAGTCACCAGGTGAATGGTGTTTATTTTCTTGAGGTGATTTCTGACCAGGTTAACGGCGGCGTCTGAGAGCCCCCTTCTCATGTGTACCCGGGTTTTATAACTGCCGGCAGGCACGACCCACTCATTATCATCCAATCGAAACCATGATCTCTCGCTAAGTCGAATCTCAGCCGTACGGCATCCGGTAAGCATGATAAATTTAACTAAAAATACTGACTCGATAGACATGTGGTTTTTCAACCACTGATAGATAGTTCGCAAATCATCATTTTCCATCCTGCGTGTTCTTTTTTTAGGCTTTTGCCCCACATCGCCAGGCAGCAATCCTTCAAGCGGGTTGGAAGAGATTACTCCCCGGTTTACGCAGAACCGGAACGCTCGCTTACACAGGGAAAGCATGTAGTGAGCCATCACCTTACTTTCGACGTTATCAAATGCATGAATCCAATGTAGTTTCGATGAATTATCGACCTTTACATTCTTCATGGGTTCGGCAATGTGCTTCGCGAAAATCTGGCGATAATATTCGACTTTGACCAGACCGTTAGCAATACAATGCTTATCGAGCCAGTAGTCGAATGCTTCGGCCACTGACATTGCGTCCTGACGGGTCATTTTTTCCAGCTTAACTTGCTCTCTGGGATCCAGCCCATCAGTTAACCAGGATCTGAATTGCTGGCGCCGTTCCCTTGCCTGAGCAATACTCATTGCCGGATAATCACCAACGTTGAGTTTTACAGCTTTACCGGCCCAACGATACCGATAGAAAAATGAAACCTTGCCTGCCTGGCTAATTCTGGCATTAAGTCCATGTGAATCAGAAACAATCTCAATATCTTCACGTTTCTTGCCAAGGGCCTTCCTGAGCTTTGTATCGGTAATCAT